TTTACCGTCAAGGTTGCGCATGCCGCGCACACAAGCAAAAGGCTTTCAAAACTCAAAGTTCTGAAAGCCTTTATTTTATGGAGCCCTCAGCCAGAATCGAACTGGCGACCTCATCCTTACCATTTATGTGTCATGTATTTCCTCAAGTATCCTGAAATGCCCTAACCTGCTCAATAAACGGGTTTATAAAAATGATGTTTTCCTCTGATGCCCTTAAATTTCCTCTATTTTCTTCGGCGTTGTTGTCAAAAATGTTGTCAGGGTTATAGTCTAAAACCTTTACTGCGTCGGCCTTTACCATAGGTGTTACGTGGGTGTAAATGTTCAAAGTATATTTAATGTCTTTGTGGCCTAACAGGGTAGAAACAGTCTTTGCGGGGATCCCCCTCTCGAATAACCTTGTGGCATATGTATGTCTGATTGAGTGAACACTGACACCTTCTACTCCTGCTTTTTCGGCTATCCTATAAAATGTTCTTTCAACATTTCTCGGTATAAGCCTATTACCTAATGCTGTACAGAATACTAAGTTCGAATCCTGGTACAATTCCCCCGCAAGTTTCTTTTCGGCTTCCTGCTGTTTTTTATGATGTTTCAAAAGGGCAACGGCTACTGACGGCAAAGGTATCTTTCGTTTTCCACTGTATGTCTTTGTAGTGTCCATGATTTCATACTTGTTTCTGCCTGTCTCATAGTCCTTATACCTCACCAGTATCCTCTTAACATGTATGACACCTTTTCTAAGATCGATAGCATCCCATTTTAACCCTATTAGCTCACCCAATCGCAAGCCTGTTAGAAAAGCAATCCTGAAAGCCGTTTCTAACCTATCGCCACGCAAACATTCCAAAAAGCGTTTTTCCTCCTCGACACTGAACCACCTGATTTCTTTCGTCGTATGTCTTGGGAGCTTAACCCCTCTTATCGGATTAAAGCGGATCAAGTTATTGACCACGGCCTGCTCTAAAGCTCCATGCAGGATATTTGTTACTTTCCGAATCAGTGCAGAGGATTTATCATTCTTATACAGTTGATTAACAAATGTCTGAATGTGGTCTACCCGTAATTCAGCCAGTGGTATATGCCCGATTGCAGGTGTGATGTGGTATTTTATATTGGTTCTATAACTGTCATAAGTCGATACCTTTATGGAGTATACCTTATAGTTGTCCAACCAGTACAACACCCATTCACCCAGGGGCATCTTTGATGGCTCTTTATAACCGCCGGACTGTAATTCTGATAGGATTACAGTCATCTTTTCAGCGACTTCCTTACGGGTCTTGCCATATACACTTTTACGCTTGGGAGAACCGTCTGCGTTCTTCCCTAGAGTCACCACCCCCATCCATCTTCCATCTTTTCGCTTAACAATTGACCCTTCTCCATTACCTCTCCTTGACATATTAACCCTCCATTTCATAGGAGGACTCCAACCATTTGAGGAAACCAAGTTTAGGTATAATCATTCTGCGTCCAACACGGATGCATGGGAAACCTTTGCTGTTACATAATTGATACGCCTGTCGTCTGCCTATACCCAATATCTTGGCTACATCCTCTACAGTCAGTGACAAGGGTAACTGTTCAGCACAACTGTAAGTATTTCGCATAATCTAACATCTCCTCCAGTATATCAACTTTTTTAGACAAAAACAACTCCCTGTCTAAGCATTTATACTTACGAGACAGGGAGTTAGTTAAGGGGGCATGAAGCAATATTTTTGGGCGTAGCTTATGTAACTCTGTTGATATTGGTAGTTGAGAGCCTGTTGTTCTTTTGGTTATTGACGTACAACTCAATCTTTGTTTCTATCCAGCTATCCAAGTCGCCGTAGATATACTCCAACATGGTTCTAACATTGTCAGTAAGAAGACTGAGCACGATTGATTTGCACTTCTCAAATGCTTCTTTTTGCTTTTCTTTTGTAAACTTTTCATTCTTCTTCAGTTCCTCAACAAATGTTTGGTTTATTGCTACCACGGCTGATTCAATAATCTGCTCCCCAAGAGTTATGTATTTAGCAATCATGTTGTTGTTGATCTTGGCCTTCAGTTCATCACTCTTGACTCTCAGGAATGATACCAAAAATGTAGTCAGAACTCCAAGTAGCGGGACGACGAGTAATTCAATAATGTCTTTTACACTCATTTATGAGTCCTCCTTATTAAAATTTTTCTTAACGTTACTCTCAAAGAATTTGACATTGGTTTGCTCATCCTTCCCCTCCACCAGTTTCAGCGGGCAGTCTGGCCGTCTGCCTTCGTCTGAGCATTCCTCACCTAATGCAGTGCAAACTAATACATTTGTCCATGTATCTATGTCATATTCCCATGTCTCCCATTTGCTCAATTTACATTTTCTACAACTCTCCGGCATCTTCGGCAATTCCAATATCGTTTTAGGCATCGTGTTCGACCTCACTTTCCTCAAATCTTAAATACAAACCACCATGAAAGTTGTTTGAAATGTTGTATAATTTTTTATGCTTATTTTTGTAAACCACCATCAAAGTTGTTTACCCAAAGAATCCTGTTTGTTTTAAAATTTCACGGATTTTTTGAATAGTACGACTGACTTTCATATTGGATATCCCAATATCCTTCGCAGTATCTGACTGGTTATTCCCCGATAGTTGTAATTTCAAGATATTAAGCTCTGTTTCAGAGAGCTTGTCCTTGACGATATCAATAAGTTTTTCAATATACAGTTTATCCTCCACGCTGAGGTCTACATTATCTCCGCTTTCAATTGTATCTGCACAACACATATCGTTATTATCCGGCTCCTCCAAACTTTTCATAAAACTACTCACTTGTTGAATCTGCATTATCCTTTTTTCAGACACATTCAGCATTACCGCAAGCTCCGCAGGTGAGGGCATTTCTCCTAATTCAGCTTCAATATCCTTTATCTCCACCATAAGGCGTTGTGCTCCCCTCGATATCTTCATAACACTGTAGTTGCTTCTGAGGAAGTGCTTGACTTCTCTTGCTATGGCTATTGAGGCAAATGAGGAGAACTTTATACCCCGTTCAGTATCAAATGCCCTGATTGCTTTAATAAAGCCTATAGAGCCTATTTGAAGTAAATCGTCATATGTCGCTCCACAAGCATATAGGAAGTTGGGAGAAGTGTTCACATATTTATTGATAGAGTGGCGTATAAGGTTGATATTGTGTGTGATTAATTCTCCCAAGTAGTCAGGGTCTTCCTTAGCACGGTTAATATTATCCATGTTGTATAATGAGTATTTTGGGTCTGTCACTTAACCACTTTCCCTTCGCTTACGCTCAAAGCATTTCTTTGCTATCTCCATGCATCCTCTTGGTAGATTTAAAACTGTCACTAAAACTTCATCACTGAAAACGTATACCTTATCTCCGTAAACCCTTAAGTTGTTTGCCTTTTTATTTTTGAAGTACAATGATGTCAGGTATTTATGTAAATTGCCCGTTGTTTCTGAGTGTTTAAGCCCATTCTCAAAAGCAATTTGGGCTAATCTTTCGGTGGCTTTCTTTGGAACTCCACACCGTTTTCTCTCTCGTTGCTCTGCATGTCGTGTTACTTTTACACCCAAGATCACCATCCCCTATTAGGGGGAATTTACGTCTTTTGTTAAAATCAACTCGGTAAATTCCTCCTCTGTAACTAAATGAATTTCACATTCGTTTGAGAAAGCAAACCCCGCCCCGTCAGATAAGATGGCAGAGTAGGTGACATCCGCTTCCTCAACAATCTCTTGGTTCTGGAAATCGTAAAAGAGCTTACATACCTCATAACCTATTAACTGGCCGCCAAACCACAGATTGATGTTTTCATCTTGCCCTTTAAAAGGGTTATGGGGTACATATATGTAGTTCCCCACGAGATTCTGTAGCATTTCTTCTGTTAACCTATCTGATTTCTCTTTAATTAAAAGCATTATTCTTCCTCCATTAACGGTACAAGAACGTCATTTATAGTAGTGAATTTACATGCCCCGCAGAAGTAATCCATTTTACTGACTGCGGTACGTTCATGCGGGCGGTCGATCCCCTGCATGACAATCAAGTATTTTGTCTTTTGTATAACCTTCATTCTTTCGTTCTTGTAATATTCTGAGTAAAGGAGCAATCTATCACCTACGGATATTCGGTTAAAGATACTGTCTACATAACGCATCCTGAATCGCATAATCTCATAGGCACTATAAATCACACCTGGTTCACGTTTCTTTATCTTCGCCATATAAACGCCCCGCCATCATCATAAAGTCGTGTTCTTCGAGTACATAGAAGTCTTTGCCGTCACCAAAAGAGAAAACTAATACAGGAATCTTACCTGTTTCCAGTGCCTCCATATGTAGTTTCTTGAAGTAGTCTGCCTTTAGAGTAATCTGCTTCGATGGAGTGGCTTTTGTCTTTGCTTCTATACGGAATGCCTTAGAAATTACATCTGACTTTTTATGGTACAAAGCCCCAGAAGCCTTTTGTACATGGGCGTTCTCAACATTTTTGGTTAGCCTCTCCGCTATTCTCTTCTCTTGTTTCTTTGAGATCCTACGTACATCCATCTCGAAACCTCACTCGTATCTTTTTGCAAGTTCTTTCGCTAAAGCGGTTGAAACCAAATTAAGTGCCTTATCCCTATCCCTGTTTATTAGCTCAATAAACTTGCGTCTGTAAAACATGCTGTCTGATATATCAAGGGCAACCCTTGTAACTACAATCAGTACGATAATTATTAAAAGCTCGAACATTTCACATCACCTGTCTTCAACACTTCCAATACTTTGTCCAACAGCAAGGTGTACATTTCCCCGCCTGTTTCGATAATGTCTTTGTTTATTGCTTCTCTTGCTTTTTCCTTTCCGTTAAACTTGAGTTCTTCTCCATTGTAGAGCAACTTTTCTTGTGTACGGGGGTCTACTGCCGTGAACCAAGCTCCTGCTCCACTCAGAACCCCTATCATACGGGCTACTGTAACGAGTTCAGCTACATGGTCAAATCCTTCATCATAGTATAGATCCATTACAGCACGCCTGAACGGTGGGCCTATTTTATTCTTGATGACCTTAGCCACTATCTGCTGACCAATGATAGTCTTTTTATCACCTGAACCTTCAGCGAAATACTCTCCAACAGAAATCTCAACATGATGGGTATAGCAGTGCTTTAAAGACCGCCCGCCTACCGTTGTTGTGGGAGTACCATATCTGGAGTATCCACCTATCAAATCTCTTAATTGGTTAATAAGTATTAGAGAAGTTCCAGACTTGGCTAACAAACCTGTATTTACAATTTTGCGTACCGCCTTGGAGTTTATCTTGGAAGCTCCGCCAACTCTGCTTTCCTTATCCCATTCGTCACTTTCAAACTCTTCTCTCGGTACTAATCCTGCCACACTGTCAAGTCCAATGACGCTGAATTTGTTTGTAGCAATCATTCTTTCTATCATCTCATAGACTTCATCAGCAGGCTTATCGGGCTGACTGAAAACGAGTTTGTCCAAGTCTACCCCCAATTTAGTAGCCCATATGGGGTTAAAGGTATTTTCAAGGTCAATAACAGCACATAGCTTATCAGGCTCTTTATGCTGTGCCTCTGCTATTGTGAGGCAAAGTATAGTGGTCTTACCGCTTCGCTCAGCACCTGATAGGGTAGCGACTCTCCCTTTACCCCAACCGCCACCTAAAGCTATATCAAGGGCAATTGATCCTGATGAACGTGTTTCTATTTGTGATAGCTTATCGTTTTCGCCCAGTATGCAGACTGAATCATCTCCAAAATGTTTCTTTAAATCAGCAAGAACTAATTTAATATCATCTGTTTTAGCCATTTTACACCCCGCCACGATTATAACTTCTTTTACTGTTATCAGCTTCAGAAGTACGTCTTGTTATTTCTCTGCTTATTGCATTTGCTCTGTACTCGTAGGATTCTCTCAATCCTTTAACGCTCAGGTAGTAAGCAATATCCTCCAGATACTGATTTTCCCACTGGATGTACAACTCTTCTGTATGAACGAATGCTGCCCTAAGTTCCCTGCTACCTTCCTGTAGCGTATATAATTGCTTTTCAATGTTATCTCGGATTTCTCTACTGGTTAACTGCTTTATATCAGATATGGCTTCAATCCACCTTGCATAGCTGATAACCGCAGTCCACTTGTCGAGAAAATTTCCAAGCTCGTCAAAAGGTATGTTATTTATTCCTCCATGTGTCTTTTTAAGCTGTTCCCATTCGTCAAATAAGGTGACATTAGTCTTAAGCTGTGATGGTTTCTTTGGCACAGGTAACCCCGCCATCTGCAATTTAGCCGATACCTTTGAAGCCTGTATCATTTTCTCTATGCCCGATTCAATCTCTTCTCTTGTCACTATTGACACCCCCTCCAAGTACCTGTATCCAAGCTTTATACAAAGAAAACCAATCATCAGCAAGCATTGTAATAAGCCACGGTTTCCGGCTCGTCTTATGGGCGACTATGGGGAGTTCCCCTTCTCTTTTGTCGTTGATACTCTGATCCATAGCACTCCGAAGATTTAGCTTCTCAACGAACTTTACTTCTGCATGTATATTGGGCAAACCCACTACGTCAGCATCTCCATTAGCTCCTGAATATTGCTGGCCTCTTCTTGCTTCGTCAAACCCGTGCTCTTTGCATAAATCACGGAATAATCGTTCACCACGTTTGCCTTTATCCTTACTGTTTATTGGCATACAATTTATCAACTACCTCTCTATGTATCTATGCGCGTAACACCCGTAAACAGTTAAGTTAGCCATTTTTGCTGTTCCTCGTGCTTTTCCGCCAACATAGTCTGAAGAACGTCAATAATCAAGTCATGAGCATTCATTTCAAGTTGACATTGTTCCGTGAACTTGTTATATTCCGTCAAATCAGTGACACTTAGAGTCTTCAGAGGCATTTTGATTTGTCTCAGTGTTTTCATCCTCATTGCTACTTTCAGAGCATTCTCTATCTCATACGTCTTGTAATTAAGGTCTTGAAGTCTTTTCATAAAGCCCAATCCTCCTCTCTCACTTGGAATGCGTCACCGCACTGAATAATGTCAGGATAATTGCTCATTGCAACTGTAATTGCATACTTGTCTATCTCGTAGGCATAATACTTGACATTCTTATAACCCATCTTGTCGAAACAATATCTACCTGTACCTATACCGTCATACATAGACAGTACGACTATTTCTTCACCCAAAGGCACGTTGGCATGTTTGAGGATATGTATGATTACCTCAGCAGTCCACCCGTTACCTAATCCTTTATATGCTTGCGAAGCTGAAACAGCCCTACAGTAATCGTCAGGAAGAGTCTGTAACCGGCAACACTCTGTAACCGTTAACTTGCGAATGATATAGTAACCGTCAGCAAGTTTAATCGGATATGTTTTCCCTTTAATTGTGATAAGACCATTTCTTACTTCATAGACAGGGTAGGTTTTCCCATCGGCACAACTTACCGCTTTAACAGGCACATCTCCTGCAAACTCAACAGGGATAGCATACAATCCTGTCTTTGCCCCCATACCCCCGCCAAAAGCGGTCAGGTTAACACTTTTGCCATCAATGCTATATAGCCTCATCCCCTGTGCATTTTTGATTGTTCCGTCTGGACTTGGGTAACAACCGATACGAACTGGTTCACATATAGGGTTGTCCTTCGTAACGGTAGAAATGGTGTTGGTTTTCCCGTCAGGGCGGGGCTGTAACTCCCTATGCTCATTGAAGCCGTGTTTTATTTCCCCTGCCTCATACTGTTTCCGAAGTTTTTTTGCTATTTCATTCCGTTCATACCTTAAGCAAACAGGCTCACATACTGCATTATCCTTCTGTACTGTTGTCAGTGTATTGGTCTTGCCATCAGTTCGTGCTTCATAAAACTGTTCTATAGGAGCTTCAGTTTTAGTGTATCTGTTTCCTGAATCGGTATATCTACCCCTTTGTGCTACACAAACAGGTTCGGCAGCCATTGTCCTACGCTTCTTTATTAAGACCTTCTCAAGAGGTTGACCTTTATAGTAACTGGCATCAAGACAATATGCTTTGCCAGACACATTTTCACCAAAAGGAACAGGCTCAGCCACCTGCAATCTTCTTCCAGACTGATTATTTATGTCTGTTAAGCTTCCACCTTTATGATAATTGCTATCTAAGCAGTATGATTTTTCTTTTCGTAACGCCTCTCCTGTTTCGAGGATATCCTTTAATAGAATCCCTCTATCTTCGGGCATGGGCACATTTTCAATGTTAGTCCAATAATACCGCTCTCTGTTCTGTGCCGAGACTAAAGCAGAATTAATAAGATATGGCTCAACACCTAATTCTTTAGTTATCTCTGCTTTTATAGCACTAGACATTGATTTTACGTTTTCATATAAGAAAAAGTCAGGTTTGAATTTTTCCTTGGCAATCAGATAGTTTTTGAATAGCTCCCACCCTTCACCTGACGAAACAACTTCTCTATCTTTAGTTTGAGCGATGCTCCATTTAGTACAGTTATGTACTATAGCATTATTGGCAGTATAGCTTTCATCCTCTTCAACACTAATGTTGTAAACTGTAATTGGTTCATCTAATAGGGTGATAGACTTAAATGGTTGCCAGATTATATCATCAGTAATATAGACTTGAGTATGTTCACATAATCTTTTCTTACACCCTACAACATACTGCTGTTTTGTATTTACTAATCTACCTCCAATGACAGCAGGTGTCCTGAGCTTAGGCATATATACTGTAGCATTCATACCTTTCACTTTCGAAATAGCCATACACAGACCCAATGCTAGTTCCCTGCTTACTGTTGAACAAGTATATTCTACTTCGGTCTCAAAGCCATCCCCTGCAAAATAACCATCCAAAAATTCCCCTAATAATTCTTTAGGCAAATTCATTATAATATGCGGTATACGCTTGGTATCCGCAGACTTACCAAAATTATATTTCTCTATAAAGTCAACAAGCCATTGTTGTGATATTACACACCTATACGTTGACTTAGTATGGGGATAGCACGAAAAATGATATGATTTTACCTTTTCTTTAAAATAATCAAGTTTATCTTTACCAATGCTGAATATAACTTGGTATTGGTAACTATTCTTTCTATGTTTCCTTTTAGTTTTTCTATAATGGCCATCAGCTACATACCTTCCAAGAATCCAGCACAATTCTTTTGAAAGATTTAATGGATTTTCTTCTATTTGCAATATGTTAATGCCTAAAAAATCATCGGTGGTTAATGACTCTACAGACTTCCACTGTGGCGGGTTATTAAAACATCTTACAACCCCACCCGTACTTTTTTTGCGACAGTGCCCTTTCGTTAAAGTATAATAAGGGTGATTAAGAGTTACTGTTGTAGGTAAAATACCTTGTGCCCTTAGCTCAACCACATTTGATACTCTGTTTCCTGTAGCCGTAACCCTTCTGAATCTGTTTTTGTGTGTAAGTACATAGTCTCCTACAGCAATATCTTTAATCTGCTTATACCCTTCTGATGTATAAATTAAAGTATCTCCCGAAAAACAGGGGCTACCCCCAATTAAGAACTTTATCAATCGTAAAACCCCTCTCAACGCATGATTTCTTCTATTCATCTCTGCGTTTTGGAGGGGTTTACGGTTAAACTGGAAATATTATTCAAACATATCTGATTACCTTGGAATCCTTTTCGAAAACCCAAAAGTAACTGTGGTACTTACGGGCGTTCTTTTGATTCTTCGCCTGCCAGTCTGCCACGATCCGATTCCTGGCAAGCAGAATGAATAAGTCTTTAGGGTAATAGCCTACTTTAATAGCCTCTTGCCATATAAAGCAATGGCTCATATACTGCTTCCCGCTACTCACCTTATCTTGACACTTAAATATCAGAATCCCTTTGGGTTTCAATACCCTGTAGGTTTCTTTCAAGACATCAACATAGAACTGGTGTAATGCCTGTTCTGAAGGAAACACCCCAAACCTCTTGTTAATCTTATTACTGTCGTTATCCTCAGTCAGCGACTTCCCTGTAGTTGCAAGAAAAGGCGGATCAAACATAATACAACCCATTGACTCTGATTCCAGAGGAAGATTTCTTGCATCAGCTTGTATAGTGTCTTGAGTCCGTGGGTTTATATCAAACTTTAGAGCAGGTTCAGGGACCCCTGTGTTCTTATAAAAATTCCCCACCGAGTATGTAATATCGCAATCAATAATATGATTAGGCACATGTAATTGGAGAATAGAATTAATTATTTCTGTTTGATTGTATGATACCGATGTATAAACAGTCATTTATAAATTAAAACCCCTCTCAACGCATGATTTCTTCTATTCATCTCTGCGTTTTGGAGGGGTTTACGGTTAAATGGAAATATTATAAAACTTTTACTTCATTGATTCTCGAAAGTGCTATGTTGTAATAGTCTTCATTTGTTTCAAAGCCAATAAAGTGGCGGCCTGTTTCCAAACAGGCGACAGCCGTTGTACCACTTCCCATGAAAGGATCAAGAACTATATCTCCCGGTAAACTGGAATTAATAATAAAATTCCTCACTATATTAAGAGGCTTGACAGTGGGGTGTCCGTATAATTTTTTATCCTTCTGATTTAAGGGAGTAAGATAGTAAGTAAATTTCGTATGGAACTCCCCATAAATTTTTACACCCCGCTCTCTAAAGAAAAGTATAAATTCAGTATCAGTAAGATATTTGTTCCCGCAAGCAGGAATAGGATTTGTTTTGTGCCAACTAATGATGTTATAATTGCACTTCTTCCCCTTCACAAAGTAGTCAAGGAGCGGGATAATCTGCTTTTGGCTACAGAAGAAATAAACATTGATTTTCTTAAGTACCCTGCAAAGCTCGTCAAGTATTTCTTTTGAAAATCCGTCCTTCATTGAGTTCAGTTCTTTTATGTACTGCTTGTCTGTTTGCTTATAAAGACCTGCCCCCGTTGTTTCTATCTCATAGGGAGGGTCAGTTACAATAAGGTCAATGCTCTTGTCAGGAATCTTCTTTAGTCCCTCTAAACAATCTTCCAAGTATATCCTGTCAAACTCCATAGAAAACAGCCCCTTTCCGCATCTACGTATCTATGCGTGTATGGGGCTGTTAGGGTTAAAATGGAAATTTTATGCTACTGGGGCTACCCACATAGCACATGATTGAGTGTTTTTCCCCGCCTTTCGACACACCAAAAAACCGCCCTTCCGGACAGCTCTATATGTTGTTATTATAAGTTAAGCAAAATACAAAATGTGTGCAATATAGGCGCAATTTTGGTGCAAAATGTTATTTATACAATTTGCACTAAAAACTTTATTTATCTTTGTTACTATTTACTACTTGTAAACCCAAGCGGTTGGGTTTATGATATAACTGTAATTAGGAGCAACAAGGCTCCGCACGATGGGAGGAATTAAAATGATTAATTTAACGGAAATGAGCAACGAGGATCTTAGGAATTTAATCGCAGAAGCAACAAAGGTACTTAATAGTCGTACGTCTACCCAAAAAGTAAAGGTTACAATAGAACTATCCAAGAGACATAAATGCTGGGCTAAAACGGTAACACATGTGGATATAACCAAGAGCAACGGATATGCATTTGTAGGCGAATTTATTAAAGCAAACGAACTTATAGAACTACCCGTAGGCACTTACGTCCTCGGATACGAAGAAACAGGATCTGACAAAAATAAAGACATCGAAGCAAGAATTTATATTGTTACAGAAAACGGCCTCGAAAAAACGGGAATCGAGACCGTTACACAAAAGCATGACTGGGCATTAAGAATAAGAGATGCCGCCGCAGAATTAATAAACAAGTAATTAATAAGACACTGTGGTTAGGAGCAACAAGGCTCCGCACGATGGGAGGAATAAAAATGATTAATTTATCAGGTTCAGAAAAACAGATCGCATGGGCAGAAACAATCAGAACAGCTATTGCCGACTGTTTGGATTTCATTAAGAAACATGCTGAAAAGCAATACAAGGTCGTTGGTTTCATGGATTGGTTTTTGGATAACTGTGATTCTGCAGCCGATATTATTAATTTCAGGGATGCAACCAAGGTTACAACCGGCACATATAGAGACATGGTCAATTACTTCACGAAGACAGCAAGCAAGCCTGAACTCAAGAAATATGTAGATCAGTACTTTGGTAATAACTAATCACGGGGAGATTGGAGGGAATAATATGAAAACACTGGAAATCAAATTGGGAAGTATCAACGACATTAAAAAGATCTATTATCTTATTAATCTTGACGATTATGCTTACCTTGAACATGAATTAATCCACGACGAATTTACGGCCGATGCAGAATTAATATACTCGTACAAATTAATAGTCAAATTGGACAATGGCATATATCCCGGGACCGTTGAAGAAATGTTGAGGGCAGAATATAATGACATCATCCAAAAACTGCTTGAACTCGAAATAATTAAAAAGATAATCGCTCCTGATAGTTCTGTAGTATATATAGCGGGACGAAATTACGGTAAAGGGAATCTGACATCAGAAGCAGCCGCAACTCTTGGCAAAAAAGGCGGATCTGTGAAGTCCGAACGCAAAGCCCAAACAGCAAGGGAAAACGGAAAAAAGGGAGGTAGACCGAAGAAAACTTACTGATACACACCCGAAAGGATCCAATCACAAGAATACATGTAACACATAGCCCGGCACTAAGCCGGGCATAATATTTTCTCCATCTTTTGTATTGCATTTCGCCTCTTGTAGAATAGATTTCTCTTACTTATGTGGGCGCCAAATTCCTTCCTGTACCGTTCAGATACTACCCACCAAGTCAATTTTTCAAAGTAAAATTGTTCAATTACAAATCTTTCCTCTGCCCCCAGCGCAATGAGATAGGCTTCAACTTCCGTTATAAGAAACTTATAAAAGTTATAAATTTTATAACTTTTTGTTAACTGTTGTTTACCCCCTTTCTAAATGACATAACATACCCTTTAACTCTGATATAGCGTCACTGGCTTCAGCCACACTAAGGTTTTCAAAATTTTCGTCAGGTTCTTGCCCTAACAATTCACATAAAGCTTTGTAGTAATTGACTTGCTTTTCCGTTGCCATAAAATCACCACGCACTATAATAAAAATCTTTTATGTACTGAACCGCTTCTTTCAACGATTCACACATCTTTGTAACACTTAGGTCTATCCACGGGTGTGACTTCCTAGACTTACTTCGGAAAGCAACCACAGGCACATCCCACTCGTTACCTGCCATGTGTAGCTCAATAGCTGTACCTACGCTGTCGGAGAAGTTGAGGTTCACAAGAATTACATTACTGGTCTTTACTTGGTATAAGTCGAAATCCCTTACTTCTTTCTCTGTGTAAGTAGAGGAGTCCATATCGAAGTTGTAATAGAGGCAAGGGTTGATAACCTTAATGTCACTTCCTAAAACCTCATTGAGCAGCCGTGTAGCCTCTGCCCGCCACCCATTCATTTCTTCAAAAGTAAGTCCTGACATTTTTCCTGCAAGATAAATCTTAAACGGTTTCATCTTTCTTCCCCTTCAAGTAGTGTGGTAAATTATCGTCTTCAAGCTTCTGTAGTCCTTGGAAGTGCATCATAGCCATGACATTGAACATAACTCCTGCTAGGTGGTCTTCGTCCTCCAGACCCATAAGAAACTTGTTCATATGGCGTATGGCTGAATCCACATACCTTGAAAACGGAATACCGCCTTTCTCCCAATTACGGTCTGCATATTTAGTAGCCCCCGCCTCTAACCACTTGGCCAGTCGTTCCAATGCAAAAGGAGATATAAGGTCAAATCTACCTTTGCCCGTAGAAGGCTCCCTCATAGCCTTTCCTTCACCAAAAGACATTCTTTCTCCTGAATCAAGCACACTCACTCACATCCTTTTCACAGAATTCTTTATATGGACAGAACCTGCAATTAGTAACACCCTTCCCGTACTTGGGCATTTCAAATACCTCTTTGGGAGGGAGTACATGGTTAACCAAGCAGGTGTCTAAAGTAACCACCCGATTGTGTGCCCACTCTTTTTGAGCTTCAGTGACGTAAAATTCAAAGGATTTCCATTCTGACGTAGCCTTGTTTAGATAGAGGAAAAGCATATTGTCAATGCTCGAACTGAGTGAGTACAATGCTCCCTGTTTTTTATGCTCGTCTAAAGGCTCATAGAGATATTTAAAATCATCAGGGTTAATGGTCTTAAACTCAAAGAGAAAGTATCTGCTTTCTGGATTCAGCACCCCGTCCACAATGCAATAAAGGGGGTGATTGGGAGTAAAACGTTTATCTATCCACCCTATCTCCATTTCGGGGCGGTTTTCAAACTTGTTCTGTTTTTCTGTGAAGAGTTCAACACCTTCCCGATTTAAGAAAGGAAGTTCCTTTACAGGTACATAAGGGAAAGGTGTATCGGGCTTCATAAAGATATCTCTCTGAACCCACTCATGTAGTGAAGTACCAATCTCCAGAGTCCGTATGCCCTTTGCTGTATTGTTTTCCTTGCAAGGGAAGGATTTCATCTTGTACCACAGTTGACGCATACATTTGTAGTATGAAGAGGGTCTTATGTACACACCGACTTTTTCTTCCTGCTTCTTGTACTCCTCTGCCCTGCTACGTATCAAATAGGAATCCAGTTCGTTTATAAACCTTTCAGCAAGAGTTTCTTCCTGTTTTTTGAGTTCAGATTTAATTGTCTTAGCCAGTTTCTCCAATCCCATTGCAGATTCTCCTTAAAATAGTTTGTTGTGCATTTTTTCTCTATTCTTGTTGATTTCCATTTTCTTGTTTATCTCTTCTTCAAGATCAATCTCCAACCCGCCCACAAGGTCAAACAATCTGATGGCTACGTCAGCAAGCTCTTCCTTGAAATTACTCATATCGTCCTTACGCAAAGCCTCTACAGCTTCCGACAGCTCAGTGACGATAAGCATAATCGAAGTCGTTATGACGTACTGGTTTAGCCTATTACGGAGTTCTGTAGGCATAGGTCTGCAAAGAGCAAAAAGGTAAAAATCCCAGAATCCCTTTTCCACTGCATTCTTATGGCACTCCTCGACATACTCACTGACTGTCTTCTTCTGTGATGTCGTCTTCTTCATCCTCTGTTTCCCCCTCATCGTCTTCTTCCATTTGACTTCTGTATTTGAGCTTTTCAATGGTGTCTTCATCAAGCTTTTCAGACCACCGATCCCCCACTTCAGCGTCAGACTTCATTGGTACACAAAGAGGAAGGGCGTTGCACATTACTTCCTGTATTCGCTTGATGTTATCCATACCGATATTCATAGGAACGTCTATGATCAACTCGTCATGCACCCACAGCAGTATCATTGAATCAAGCTCTTCCAGTAAAGGCTGTAACTTAATAGAAGCAAGTTTGGTCATCTCGGCAGCACTACGTTGAATAACAGCATTGACCCCTTGCCTAAAAGCAGAACCAATTTTCCACTTCTGACCAGAATCTATCAATTCATAAAGTCTTCTTTTCCCGCCACACATTGAAAGAGCATATTTGTTCTTCAGTATGAATTTCTGTGTATCATGTATCCACTTTCTGACCCCTGGATAGGTGTTCATGAAGGAATCAATCATCCCTAAGGCCTCGTCTTCTGAAACTCCCAGATTGTCTGAAATACCCTTCTCTGTTATTCCGTACACAATACCGAAGTTAAGAGCTTTTGCATAGTTCTTCCTTACTTTTTCGAACAACTTACCTTTTGTAACGTCTGCTCTGAGGGTTTCTGTATCTTGGGTATTAATCTTTCCTTCCTCGAAAAGGTGTCTAACATGTTCCTCAGACAGCTTTTCGTCCGAAATGTTTCCTTCCTTGTCCAGAAACAAATCCTGAAGGGAACGGCAATACTGAAAATACTCATAGCTTACATTGTCGTTGTACATTCTGTTGTAGATACCTACGGCAGTCTTGGAGTGTACATCGCCGTCATGCTTGTAGATATCTATTAATACAGGGCATTGCGACACATGAGCCAGTATTCTCAATTCCTGACCGCTAAAGTCACAAGATAGCAACAGCCTGCCCTCGTCTGCCATGAATGCTCTACGGATCAACCCGCCTGTTTTTGCAGGCATTTGCTGTAGGTTGGGGTTGGAGCTTGAAAAACGCATGGTCTTAGCCCCAACAGTATTGAAGTTTGTATGTACTCTCCCTTTAATGACTTTGTTAGGGAGCTTGTCAGCAAAAGCGTCAGCCAACTTGGATTCAGACCTGAAATTGCAGAGCAAATCGACTAAATGAGCGTCTTCTTCCCTGCCTTGCTTAACCAGTTCAGCCTTTATCTTAAGAAGATTCTTTTTACTTGCAGAATTCGGCTTCTTTTTATCTACCTGCGGGAACTTCCTCTTCTCAAACAGTATCTTAGCCAACTGTGGGTTGGATTTAAGATTGAATTCCCCTGTTATTCTCCATATCTTTTGTGCTGTACCATCCTGATAATCTTCAGGAAGCCCACACTCACAAAAATAAAACTTGGACTTGTATTTTCCTGACCTGCTTTTTTCTGACTTAGATCCATTAATGGAGTAAAATCCTTTGCACTTCGGACATATACCAACTTCCGCATATAACTTAGGTGCAACCTCATTTACCATGTAGTCAAGGTCAAAACGAATACCCTTGTTCTCTGCTCTCCACACGATTGGTAGAAGAGGCATTTCGATTTCGAACATTATTTTCTTAATGTCCTTAAGCCTGTCCATGTTAAGATACTTATTGAAAAACTCATACAGTCTCCAAGTCATATGAGCATCTTTAATAGCATAATATCCTGCCAGACACCCACGCCGACCCGCCTTAAGCAGTATGGGTATGGTATCAAATGTTTCTTTACCGAACAGGGTAGTAAACCTATCCGCAGGTTCTTTCAGATAAATTTCAGAGAGGTCTTTCAGGTTCTTTGGCTTATTTTCATCCAAAAGAGCCGAAGCTACCATCGTATCAAAATAAAGATTATCGATAGTGCGTATACCTAACCAGTTGTAAAGCACATGAGCGTCAAACTTATAATTATGCCCAATTATCTTAAGTCCTCTTCTTTCTAAACAGGGCTTAAGGTACTTTGCAACCAAATCCTTGGGCAAGCACTTCACATAGTCAACCCCCACAGTACCTTCTGCGGGAGCGTCACCAATATCGTCTTTATGTTTTAAAGGAATATAGTAACCCAAATCAAAAGAAGGAAGCCATATTGAAAGACCTACTATTTCATCCCTGAAAGTATCGAGACCCAGAGCTTCTGTATCATTAGCAATGTACTCCTCGGTGTAAAGCTGTCCGCAAAGCACATTTAAGTCAAACTCTGTCCATACAATCCTATAGTTATCTGGAAGCACAGTGGCATTAGCCAACTCCAGTATTTGAGTTTGCTTCTTGGTGAGCTTCTTGATTCTGACTTTTTCAGTCTTCATATTATTCTTACTGGATTTTTCAGCAGATACTCTTTCAATTACAGAGGCTATATCTTGAACTCCCATACCGTGAACTCCTTTATATTGGGTATGTGGATTTACCTGTGGTTTTTTCATTCATCTAACCACTCCTTTCACTGCTTTGCATGTGAATTTAGTTGTGGTATATTTCAGAGCATTGGTCGTGTCGGTCGTGCTTCTAAGGATATCCCTTAATTGGGCTGTCCTTTTATTCAATTGTCAAGGTACAGTAAATTAATTATTTAAAGCTTTACTTCTACAGTTACAATTGTGTCGTTTCTAGCGCCACCATGAGGAACTAACAAAATTCTTTTTATCTCAAACCCTCTGTTTTTGCCCATCCCCATACTATTCCAACCAAAACTGATTACTTTCCCACCAGGTTTTACTACTCTCGCAATTTCGTCTTTAACATTAGAATAAAAATCCATTTTGGTATTAAATTCTTTAAGTCCTATACCTTCATAGCATTCTTTTATTTGTCGTGGTGAATAAGGTGGGTCGAATAATACACCGTCCGCATATTCATTTGGAAACATCTTTAAAAAATCTGTAGCCTCCATATGGTAATCTGTATCACAGTTTGGGTTGAGATCATTCGTGATAGTCGCAATCTTACTATTCCTTGCAAATGGGTCTAACCAAATCCCGTCATCAACTTCTTCTTGAAGTAATTCTTTGATGGGTTTTATTGAAAATGTTTCGCTGTTTGGCATGGCCCATTTCCTTTCAATTTGCATAACTTCACCCCCAATACCACAATTTTTATTAAATTTTTATCATTTCACTGATTTATGCCAATACCACACCTAATTCCTCATGCCCTTTATATTGAGAAGTAGCCATAGAGGTTATCTATGGCTACTCTCTTAGAAGGGCTGACCTTAGAACGGCAAATCTTCGTCATCAGGGTCTGTGGGTGGGGTAGCGTTTGTATCCCCGTCAAGTAGTTCTTCAATTTCCTCTTTGGTTAATTGATCCACAAGGCTTTCGGGGTCTGGAATCATACTCATGTACTTGGACAAGTCAATCTTAGTTGGATCCTTCCTGAAAAACTGATATGTCGTCTTTAGCCCTTCTCCAAGCCTTACGACTTTCAAATCCATCTGGGTGAGATCGCCGTATTCATCTTCAAAAGCGATAAGTGCCTTAACTACTTCTTTTGAAGCCTTGAGGATTTTTACTTTATCGTCTGCAATGTCAAGGATAGGTATATATGTTTTAAACGAGGGTGCACGCCCCGCCTTGCAAAGCGGGCAGTCTTTTTTGCCAATGCACTCGATCGTTTTCCAGAAACCACCTATCTGCTCTACATGTTCCCATGCGGCTGCAACTTCAGACGTCGGCACAAGTACACGAATCAGCTTGTTTTCACCAGACTTCATCTTAAAGATTGACGCTGTTTTGTCCATTGCTTCTTTGATTTGCTTAAACCCTTTAATCATACTCTTTTCTCCTTTTCCCTTTTATTTTTTCTTTTTCCTGTAAACCTGTTTCTACTTATTTATGCGTATACTTAGTTGTAACAGTTAAATTGGTAAAATAATGAAAAAAAAATCCCCACACCATTTCGGTGTGGGGTAGTGGGAAAGATTTTACGTCAGGCGTTGTTGGCATAGTATTTATTTATTAATGATTTCCAAATTTGACTTATTCGTGCCTTTGAACACCCCAAAGCATCAGCGATTTCCTTAAACTCAAGACCTTCACATCTCATTTGAAATACTTGCTTTTCTTTCTCTGTAAGATTACTGTAGCATAAAAAATCTATCATTATATTGGTAACATCATAATCAGAAGCGTCACTCGGCAATGCCACTACATTACCTTCCGCTTCTTCGTCATATTCATCTGCAATACCTAATGACTTGGTGAAAGGCTCATGCGTCTTCAGATACCTTAAATATGAATTGATTCCGTTATTCATCACCTTGTCAAAATAAGTCGAAGCCATAGCTTTGGCACTGTCATAGGTGTCCAAAGCCTTATGCACTTTCATTATAGTAACCTGAACGGCGTCCTCTTTATCCACTTCGCTAATAGGTATTTTGCTTAGTTTTTTTCTACAAAGGTGCATTACTTCTTTTAAAAATGCTTCTGTTTCTTTCTCGGCTAACAGCTTATCAAGTTTACTCATTCACATAACCCCTTTTGCTTAAATATCATATGAGTAAATTCAATATCTTTCAGCTTTCCCCCAAGAAGTAGATCGTTGGCGTCTTTATACCCGTCTAAGGGTACTGCAATCTGAACATTAAAACCGTATCTCGTTAATAAACGGCTAACTTGTTCTGTTGCCTCTCTCCCTGCTTTGTCATTGTCCAATAACAGCTTTATGTTATTAACTTTCAATAAACATAACGCAGGGAGCATAGCTTCATAAAACACTCTTCCAAGTAGTGCTACTGATGGCAAACCTACCATATAGCAAGACATAGCATCAATGGCACTTTCAACAACATACAGTTCTTTAAACCTCTTTTTCGATTTCAAAAGATAATAAAGCCCATAGAGTATATCTCTCTTCTCAACCCCCTTTTCATTGTCAAATTTTTTCCCGTGGATACTTCTTCTTTGTAAAAAGCGGATATTACCAAGATGATCTCTTATGGGGAACACTATGCTGTTAGTCTCTTTGTCGAAGCCTACCTCATAAGCATTTATTACTTTATTGCTCAATCCCCTTTTGTACAAATAAGAATGTATAACCCCTTTATACTTTAGACCTTCTTCTTCGGATATGACCTTATGGCTTTTGGTCTTTTTGATTTCTCCTATTATTTGGGACAAAAGACCAACACTTAATGGTTTACTATAACCATTGTCAAAGTACAATAGTTTCTCTATAAAATATTCTGCGTGAGCAATTGACCCTTTTATAACTGTATTTACCAGGTCGTATACCGTACCACTGGCATCACAGCTAAAGCAATGCCATGCGTATGGGTATTTGGTCGATATCCCACAAGAGGGGTTTGACTCCTTATGTACAGGACAACAGAACATATAGTCTTCATTTACCCTTTTTATCCCCTCAAAAGCAGTAGGATTTTCGCTGAAATCGGGGCTATCCACCCAGCTTTCCCTTAGTGATTCAAGGAGTATCTCCAAATCATTAGCGGTTAAGTTCAGCAAAATCCCACCCCCTTAACCGAACAAATGTTCAGTGTAATAATTATTATACTTACTTTACCTTTCAATTCAAGCGCCTTTCCAAGTAGAAATAATATGTATTTGCCTTAGAAATTTAGCGTATCTTCGTCAGTTTCCGTCCAAATACCTTGGTCGATGTTCAACTTGTAGTACAAGTTTCCTCCTTTTTCGCCATCTCTATTCTTTTTTAGCGATATGGTTAAGATGTCGTTGTACAAACGCAAAGCTAAAACTTTTGTTGCTTTCTGGGCAGGATTATCCGATTCCTGTATCTGTTCGAGTTCAGGAGTAGCTTTCTGATCCTTCTTCGCTGCCCTTGCAGATTCACGCCCCGCCTGAGCCATTACTATAAATGGAATACCTGATTTGAGATTCAGTGTTCTCAAAGCATTTGTCGCATTTATGATACGCTTTCTGATATCCCTTTCCCCTGTACCGTCATAAATGTCGTACAACTGGTCGATAATCACCAAGGCAGGTTTCTTTTCCTCGATAAGAGCCTCAATATCAATCGGGGTCAGATTTCTGCCAAAGTCATTTTGAGTTATAATAAAATAATCCTGCTCAAACTGGTTAAGTCTCTCCATATAATCCTTGTAAGCGTCAGTATCAGCCAATTTACCGAACCTGAGTGCTTTATTGGATACATGGAATTTCAGGGTGTCAAGCCTATAAGAAACCTGCGTAGCTGTCATTTCAGTATTAATACACAGTACCGATGAAGGAATACTTTCTTTCACAAGGTAGTTCCATACGTTAAACCCTATATAGTCACCCAACAGAGACTTACCCTCACCCATACGAGCCGTTATCAGCATAAAGTCGTCTGGCATTAAACCACCTATTATATCATCCAAACCTGTCAAACCTGTCGGATAACCTGTTACCTCTTTCCCGTGGGTATCCATGTATTTGGCGTATCTATCAATAGAGTTCTTAACCCAAGAATAGGTGTCGCCCCCGTTCAGTACCTTCTTCAATACCTCCTGTATATCAAAAACAGTCTGCTGAACCGCACCCACAAACCCCAAAGGATTGAGAGAGGATTCAACCAATTTTTGCAGGATAGGAGTTACCTGATTGTCAACGTAACTGCTCTTGATATACTCAATGATCGCAGAAGGAGTGTCCAAGTCTTCAGGGGCATACTCCACGTAACTGCTGAAATTGCTCTTAACCATGTGGTGCGTAGGGGTAGCATGGTACTTGTCACAGTAATCCTTTACAAAGTCAAGTATAGGTTTAGCCTCTGGGCTAAACCATTCTGGCATGACCTTGTTTTTCAGCATAAATAAAGGGTCTTTTGAGTTAATCCACTGATTTATGTAAAACAATTCATGAATCATAGCTACCTGCCACTTCCAATGTAAAATGTGTTATTAATAGATCGCCTGTCTGTAGAACAAAACTCAATAATGTCTGCATTATCCATAATTCTGGAAACTGTCCGCTTCCCAAGAACAGTGGGATTGCTCAGTTCCTCCAGGGATAAGTTTGACGTTATTATGGTGGATAGATTATTACTGTATCGTGTATTGATAAGTATAAATGTCTGTTCTCTTGCGTAGTCAGACATTTTCCCCGCCCCTATGTCATCTATTACGAGCACAGGTACTTCAAAGGCGGGTTCGACTATCTCAGAATCATACTCATCGCTGTACCGACTGCGTAACGTATCCACCCACAGAGCATAGTCAATAAAATAAGCAAGAGGCTTGTCCTGAAATAAATCCTCTTTCTTCTCTATCCTCCTTCGTAGTGTATTTACTAAGTAATGGTTCAAAACTGCGGCCGCACAATGAGTTTTGCCTGTACCTGTCTTTTCCCCTATAAGGCACAGAGAAATCCCACTCTCACCGTCCAGTAAATTACTGACTATATCTTTCATATGGGCCATAAGCTTAGGGTTATCTTTAAAATCATCTATCCTTGCCTGCTGGAAACGAAGAGGGATATTTGCTTTTTCCACATTGTACTTTGCGACCTGATTCGAAAAACAAAAATCAGAAAGCATCTTTGAGTTATCCAATTCCCCCGTTATCCTTCTACAATCCCTTTTGAGGTAACATGCCTTGCAAAAATCATATAGATACATTCTCCATACCCTCCTCATAAAGCCCCAAAGCTTTAAGCCAGTCTGTCAGTTGTTCAGTTTGGACATTTATTCTCTTAAAGAGGGCATATCCTTTTTCCACAGCAATATCTCTGCTTCTTCTGCTCTCTTCTCCAATCTCAGGATCAGTAAAAATAGAATCACCTTGTTTCTTGTACATCCTAATAGTCCAAAGAATATCACTTACTTGTTTTCTGATTTCTCTCAGTTCGTCCTTCTCTGCTTGAGATATAATAGGAGCTTGGTTCTGTATCTTCCCGCCATACCCTGGCAGTTCGCCTGTAACCCTAAAATGGTCAAGTTTTTGCTGTACATTGGCACTTGCAAAAATCTCCCACGAAGGATTACATGAAGTCTGTTTACAGAACTCAAAGAACAGTTTGATTTGCTTCTTAAGAGTTTCATTGCCAAGACGTTTTGCTTCACGAGCCATAGTTGGAGCTGCTATTTTTGATCCAGTACACCGTGTTCCGTATGTTTGTATGTAACAAGTTTGAAAATACTCAATAAAATCTTTAGCGTTCCAGTCGTCTATAGGCTTAACCCAATCTACGAATGGATGGATACGCTCTCTTGATGGACTACTGTTATCGGTAAATGTTTGTGACACTGTACGCCCCACCCTCTGGATGGGTTTTGGTATCCTGTGTTCCTCAGCACAAGCGACAAGCACAGGAACTTCTGTTTCAACTTCAGAATCCTCTGTATCAAATACAGAAACATCTGCTCCAACAACAGAGGTATTTATCTCCTCTTCCTTGAACACCCCAAAGTTATCAGCCAACTCAGTCAACTCAAGATACTCTTCCCCCACCAATTCGAGGATACCGACAAAAAATTTATCGTGGGGGCAAGACACAAAATTACTTAAAAATAAGTCATAAGAAAGTACGTTAAGGGTATACACGCACTTATTATTGGTGGTTTTTGTCTGGCTTAAGTATCCCTTTTCGAGCAACTCATTCTTTGCCCTTATTACTGTACTCATTGAACAGTCAAGTGCCCTTGTAAGGTCGTAGATAGTAATGCTTACACTTAAGCCTGTCCGAGAAGAAAATGCAATATGATTCAACTTATAAAATAAGTCCAGTGCAGAACGTGATAATAAGCGTTGATTCCTTAAATCAAAATCTTTAATAAGCAACATGACTACCCAACCTCTCTCATTTGTATATTGAACGATAATATGCGTTTGCAGGCTCATCATCTGGAAACACTTTGACATAGATACGAGAATCTTCAGTAAAAATAAGATAATTGTTCTCCAGAACTTCCAAAGGTAATGAATCGTCAGGGTGTACTCTGCATGTCAATTCAGGCATACCTAATTGAGCACACTTTGACTCTATATCTTCAAGGGTAATGTAAACTATACCCCTTGAATCCAACTGCTTTTTAGATAGGGCATCCAGTCTACAGTCCAGTAGAATCCCGTACAACAACAGAGCAACAGGAGTCATGCCCTCGTTACAACGAAACCATGTCGCTTTAGGAATAACAATGCTGTCCAATATATAGCCAGAAGCACCCGAAATTTTTAATCCCTTTAGAGTGGAATACTTACGCCTCAACTCATCAAGCTCACCCAACAGACGCATCTGATCTGTACTGACAGCAACGTATAAATCTCTATATTCGTTAACCTTTTCCCTTATTTGCTTAAATAAATCCTTCTTATCCTCTGAATGCCTTTTAAAGTATTCATTAAGCTCTTCACTAATATCAATTTCAATGTCCTTAGAAACTCTAAGTTTTGGCATAAATTTTTTCACCATCCTTTTTAGGGTAGGCCCCTCCCTACGCACTTATACCGTTCAAGTTAATCGTTAGTTAAGTGGAAATATTATGAAACCATATTTTTCTAACTTGTTTTTCCTAAACAAAGTGTCTACCATCAAGGGTACAAAGTTATGAGCGATTAGGAGGTAGGTATATGCTTAATAATTTTGTCAACTATATGAGAAATGAGAAGTCAATGTCTGAAAACACAATCTACAACTATGCTTCTGACCTTACTCAATTCAAAAACTATATCAAAAAGGACTTGGATAGGGCTGAAAGGAAAGATATCGAGAATTTCATAGCCCACCTTAAAGAACAGAGGATGGCTACGTCCAGCATTCATAGGAAAGTCGCTGCCATAAAGTCATTCTATAAGTTCCTTATTAAGAAAGAGTATATTAAAGAAAACCCTGCTTTGCTTATTGAGAGTGGAAAGTTAGAGAGGAAGCTACCCCGCCCACTACCTGAAGAAGATATCAACAAAATCAGCAACGTGGCACAGTCACTAAGAGATAAAGCAATCATAGAAACCCTTTATGGAGCGGGATTAAGAAGGTCAGAACTGATCACTCTAAAAAGAACCAACATCAACTGGGAAAAGGGCATACTGCACATTAAGGGTAAGGGTAAGAAAGAAAGGCT